GTACGGCATGTTAGTTTTATAGCACCTGATATCGAGTATGGTAGCATAGGTGCTAGTATATCCGACGAATACAATAAATTTGTCAGCGGAGATAATATACAACAAAGAGCCTATGCAGAATATGTTTGCTTTAAGTATAACATAGATGCATTTTACAACGGCGTAACACGTAATCCTAGATCAGTAGAATTTAGCGGTATGAGTGAACGCAATATAGATCCTACAGAAGATAACAAGCATTTGGCAGAGATGACACACATGGGACGTAAAGTTTTTCATCCTTTTAGGTTTATAGATAAATCTCAAATTGTAAAAACTTATAAAGAATTAGACTTGATGGATCTGTTTAATACAACTCGCAGTTGTGAAGGCGAGTTCGAAGGTATAGACTATACAAATTATAAGCCCGGACAGTATGTTCCAACATGCGGAGAATGTTTCTGGTGTAAAGAAAGAGAGTGGGCTATTGAACAATCAAAGTAAAACATTTTGTATGCATCCTTTTACAGGATTAGCAACACGTGAGGACGGAGCAGTTAAAGTTTGCTGTCGTAGTGCGCCTATAGGATTTATACAAGATAATACACTAGAAGAAATTTGGAACAACGAAACCATGCAGCTTGTTCGCAAACAAGTGCTATGCGGAGAACGTCCTGAAGTTTGCAAACCCTGCTTCGACTTGGAAGACCAAGGTGTTGAAAGTTTGCGTCAGAGACACATCAACGGTGTTATCCCAGAAGCACGTATCAACTTATATCCTGACACACCACTACAAGAAATTATGCCGTTTGAATTTCCCACAATGGAAATTAAACTCAACAACTTGTGTAATTTAAAGTGCCGTATGTGTAACCCGTTAGACAGCACTAACTGGACTGACTGGGATAAGGTAACTCCTTTTTACAAGAAAGAAAATAACTTTCTAGTACATACTATTACGGAACTTGTGGACAAGCCAGGCAAGTACATTGGAGAATTCGACGGCTCTGACAACTGGTGGACTAGTTTTGAAAAGTTACTACCGCACTTTAGACGTGTAGAGTTTGCTGGAGGTGAACCCTTGATGGATCCGCAGCATTACAAGATACTAGATATACTGAAGCCGTATGGCAAGAATATTGAAATTAAATATGCCACTAATGGCACAACACTAGGTATCAGTAAAGGAAGAACTATACATGACTATTGGCCTCATTTTAGATCAGTTGCCGTTAATGTCAGCATTGATGGCATTAACGATGTTTACAATTACATACGCGGTAACGGTGATTTTAATCAAGTTGAAGCAAACATTCGAGAGATCCAAAAAATCCCCAACGTGAGTCGTGTGGTTGGAGCATTTACAGCACAGGCCGGCAATATACTACAGGCGGCAGAATGCATTGATTATTTTATTAACACATTGGGAATTGTATTTTACAGTCATAGAGTAAGTTACCCTAACTGCTTATCAGCACAGGTGTTACCTAATGACTTAAAAGCGATAGCTATTACAAGATTACTAGCGGTTAAATCACAGATAGATGAGTGGGATGCAATCAAAAAGAATCCGTTATTAGGTAAGATAACACACCAGCAGATACAAGACAATATTAACTACTTACAGGCCAAAGATCAAAACAACTTGTGGCAGGATTTTTTAGATTTCAACTTGGCATTAGACTCTAGCCGTAATCAAAGTTTGTTTGATGTTATGCCGGAGTTTAAATTATATGTCTAAGCATCATGCAGTTGAACCTAACTCATCTAACCCTACATTTTCTGTAACGTGGGCAGTGACTCTTAAATGCAATTTAGACTGTAGCTATTGTGGCAAGGACGGACATAACAATGCGTTGCCTCATCCTCCTCTAGATGAGTGTAAACAAACTATTGATTTTCTAGTACAGTATATTGATCTGTACATGATGAAAAAATCTCCGCTAGGTCGACATGTGTCTGTAAACATATTCGGCGGCGAAAGTTTATTCCATCCGAACATTGTTGAAATCTTAAATTATTTTGAAGAGAAATATCAGCCTTACAAAGATAAGTGGTCCATGGGGTTGAACACAGTATCTAATGTTGTAGTGAAAGATAAAATATGGAGTAAGATTGTTGACAAATTTGACTTCTGGACTGTCAGCTATCACATCGAGAGCACCGCTGAACAACAAGCATTGGTTCGTAAAAATATTTTAGATTTAAAACAGAGAAATAAAAATTTCCATGTGTCGCTTTTGATGCACCCACAGTATTGGGAAGAGTGTCTTGAAACAATTGAGTGGTGCAACACACATCAAATAAAAGTTCTCCCGAGGCAAATCGACCATCACTGGAATCAATTCCAATATTGGTACTCAAAGGATCAAGCACAGTGGATGCGAGATTTACATTCATCTGGACATACCAATAAAGATTGTGGAGTTTGTAATAAACCGACCTTGGAACAAAAAGTAAAGTTTGTCAAAGAGTCAGTTATTAAGTTTGTAAACTTAAACGACGAGGGCAGGCAGTGCTGTGGTGGCGCGGTTCTACATGTTGATCAAGACTATTCAAATTCAGTGACACATGTTGACAATACATTTAAAGGTTGGAGTTGTTCCGTTAATTACTTTTTTGTTTACGTTGATCAAACAACTAAAGAAATATTTGTCAACAGAGATTGCCGAGTAAACTTTGAAGGCAAAGTAGGACCAATAGGATATACAGATAACTATCAACCTGTGTTAGATAATGTGCCAACTGCACCAACTATTACGTGTGTGAAAAAACGATGCCTATGCGGTATATGCACACCAAAAGCTTCTACAAAAGAAGCATACGACACCATTATAAAAAAATATCTCAACTGATGAAATTTATTCTAACTCTATCTAACGGTGTCGAGGACAAGGATCTAGTGTTTGTCATATACAACACAGATATTGCCCACCGTTGGGCGCAAGAGATAGCAATGAATTACCCGATGTACGAAACTAATCGATTCCAAGGCTGGCCAGGCAGCGACAAAGATTTGTCCTATTATCTTAATCAACTACAAGAACAAATAGACGTTGTTAACTCATACAAGTATGGCACAATCGTAAGTCGTGTTACGTCTGATCAAGACACATTAAACTATCTACACAAGTTTTTTGAAGACCTGCGAGGAGAGATAGATTTAGGAACTGATTTTTATAATCATGCACCCAATAATGTCAAGGAAGCTATCGATATGTTTAATGTTCTTATACATGAAACCGAACACTTGATACGCAGCAGTGACACCCCTACCATAATTGGAACATTTAAAGATCGTCCACGAATCAAATTAACAAAGAATGACTTCTTTCAATTTACCTTTAACTGGAAATACGGAGAAGTTTACATTAACTACTGTGAAGTAGGTAAAACATTATTAGATGTGTTTAAAGATAAAGATAACTACATAGGTAACGACAACATTCGACCTCAAGAATATTACAGTGCAGATTTTATGATCAAGTTTGGGGTTGAACTAGGTGATCAATACCACCAACATCGATTAGATCAATTTAATCGATGGTACAATCAAACCGGTTTTGATTTCCCTCATTTATCATTAGGAATGATACCTGTTGCTATTATAGAACAAGGCAAACCTTACAGTGGCTTTACACAAATAAAATCAGTATGTATAAAATAACTTCTGTATGGCCTCATCAGGATCAACTCAAAGTAGAATGGAATCTTGGTAAACGATGCAACTACGACTGTACATATTGTCCAGCAAGCATACATGATAACTTTAGTCCGCATACAGATATCAATATTCTTGAAAAGACCGTAGACAAGTTATGCGAATTAGGCAAACCATTACGCATTAGTTTAACAGGAGGCGAGCCTTGTGTACATCCTGACATTGAAGATCTATTAGATTATTTTAAACGTAAAGATGTTTTCTGGGTAAATCTAACAACTAATGGAACTAGAGGCCATCGTTGGTATCTCGACAACGAAATGTTCTTTAACCATCTTGTGTTTAGTCTACACTTTGAGAAACTAGATCAATGGGTCCGAGTATTTGATACTATTTTAAAGTTCTACGACGACACTGAAAAAGATTTTTTTGTCAACATTATGGCTCATCATAGCCATATGGATCATGTTAGAACTGTGGTAAAAAAATTCAACGAGATTGGAATCAAATATGCCATTCGTAGAATACGCTGGACTGAAGGCGACCACAATGTTTTTGACGATCTTCGATATCACGGTAATGACTTGCAATGGATATTAGACCATGACGCTACTGTTAAACCTAACTGCAGGATAGATGATAGTCAAATCATTCATTCCAACGATGTTATTAAAAATAATTTAAATCAATTCAAGGGGTGGCAATGCAATGCAGGTGTAGAAAGCCTTATGATTAACTGGGACGGTGAAGTGCATCGTGCTACTTGCCGAGTTGGCGGCAGTCTAGGCAACATATATCAAGATACATTTCTTGCTCCTGTTGATCCAGTTACGTGTACCCGAGATTGGTGCACCTGTGCAGCAGACATTCCATTGACAAAATATGAAAACAACAGCAATTAAATTAAAGAATCCCGAACCATTCATGGTCACATGGGAGATGCTAAAGAAGTGCAATTTAGACTGTACATACTGCGAAAGTTCTAGGCACGACAACGACACCGAAGTTCCTAGTATAGAAGAATTAAAATCTACATTTGATTTTATTAGACAGTATGTAGATCTATACAATAATAAACGTATAGAAAATACAAAAACCAATATTAATTTCACAGGCGGAGAGCCTACCATTAATACTGCGTTTTGGGAACTACTAGAATATATCGAACAGTTTCCTGGTTTTGAACTGGGATTAACAACCAATGGAACATGGGGTCCTAGTTTTACGCAACGGGTAGTTAAACATTTTAAACACGTAACCATAAGTTGGCATGCCGAAGCTGATAAGAAGTTAAAAGATCGTTCTATTGAAAACATAATAGAACTACACCGCAGAGGGTTAAATGTGCAAGCCAACGTAATGCTTCATGTTGATTATTTTGATGAAGCGGCTGCTATATGCGAGTACTTAAAAGAGTTAGGAGTTAGAGTATTGCCCACACCTGTGGGTGATGGTAATATTATTAAGAAAGGATGGTTTAGTGACAGCAAGGGAACCATGCGTCGAACTAGCCATGAATACACTCCTGAACAACAGAGATGGTTTTACAAGTTCAAAGGCATTGATCAAATTCCATCAGATAACAAAGAAGGAACGAATGTTGGGAGAAGCTGCTGTGGTGGTAGATGTCTTGAAGGCAAAGTAGAAGGCGAGTGGAAACCAGTGACATTGGTTGATACTTTTTTCAAAGACTGGTATTGTACAATTAATTGGTACTTCCTACATATCGATCAATATACCAAAAACGTATTCCACCATCAAACATGTCAAGCAACGCACACAGGACGCGGCCCCATAGGTAGCTTGAATGATGCTGAGACAATACTTGGCAATTTAGATTCAATGCTATCACAGACATCAGTTGCACCGATTATATGTCCCAATCAACGATGCGGATGCGGCATGTGTATTCCTAAGGCCAAGGAACTTGACGATTTTGAAATGTTATGGGCATCTACCACAACGTTAGCTCTTAATAAATGAATATTCAGGAAAAGTGCTTTTAAAGTCTTTCCCTCTCCTCTTGTCATATTCGATTATGAATTTAGATAATGTATCTGACAAGTCTTCGTCTCTGGGAGCATCAAAGTGTGCTATAACATGTTTGAATCTGTTTGCTACTTCTCCAGGTGCGTTTGATTCTAAAAACTCCAGCGACTCCACAAGATAGGAACGCCATTCAATTGGTGCTGCCGAAACTGAAAGAAACGTTGGCTGTACAACACTGCTTATACTCAACCCCACCTTGCCGTAACTAGTATACAGTAATTTTACATCTTTTAAGAAATCAGTAAATGTGGTTATACTTAATAAATTATACGCACACATAAAATTCAACTTGACATCTAACTCAGACAAAATATATTTGCATCGATTATACCATGATGCATAATCTAGTCCATCTCTGATATACTCAGCACGAATGCCTGTAGATTCTCCACTAGTGGCTATTTCAATTTCTTTCACATGTGGTTGTATTAATTTTACATCTTCAATAAAGTCATAGAACAGCTCATCAGGTACTCCTAGATTGGTATTGATAATCAATGTTAAATTTTTATTGGGATTGTATTTTACATACTCAAGCAATTTCTTGGTGTGTCGGCTCATTAGTGGCTCACCACCTGTTATTCGTAATGTATGTAGTGTATTATATATTTTTGGTAGGTAATCCCAGAATGCATCAACATATGGATTTTGTTCTTTATCTAAAATATATTTTTTATTCAAGGAGTTGTATCCGTTTACATACGGGCCGTTCCTTGACACATCTGTGGCCCATTTACTGCTGAATGACGGACCGCAATACGAACATGCGAAATTGCATACATTACTAAAAGAAACTTCTAATTGTGTAGGATCAAAATCTTCATCTCCTGTAGAATTTTTGATATCTTCATAGTAGTCTAATGCATTAAACTTGCTGGACATTATAACTCGATCACTGAAGTAGTTTGAGTTATCTTCTACCTTCCAGCAATACCCACACTCTTTGGGTTTTCCACCAGATAACATCAACTTACGTTGATTCTTTTTCTCTTGTGTATTATGTAAAGCCGCACTAGACCTCTTTATCTCAGCGAGTGGAATAACATGGAAGTCATTATGATGGCAACTCTGTGTTTCACCTATGCCTAGGTTGATAGTGGTCTGTGTCCATTTAGCTAAACAGAATCCGGGACCTATAGCATCGAGGAGTTGTTTTATATTTGTTTGATCCATATTGTTTTACTCACGTTGGTTTCAAATCCGCAGTTACAACTAGTTCGGGTATACACAACAGGTTGTATTATAGGAGCAAAATTTGAAACAAAATCAGGATCGTAAAAATTATAATAACCAACTTTATTATATAAAAACTGTCCGCAGTTGCCAGATATTCTACCAGCTTGATGTATGTTAAGATGGTCTAATCCTAAATTACACTCCCATCCTTTGAATTTATTTTTTCCGTTGATTATAAAATAATTGTCAGATACCCGTTTCTTTTTTCCGTCTTCTATAACCCAAGTATTATAACGATCTTTGTGTTTTAAAGTAAACCACCAAATCAGATTAGGATATCTCTTTAACGGGCGTTTTAGATATTTTAATTGCTCAGTGGTATAATTAGTTTTACCATTTACTTCGTGTACCCACTTGGCTATTATAGGCCAGCGTTTCTTACTAGTCTTTAATTTATTTAGAATCTCTAGACACTTATCAAAGTGAGTAGGATCCATTAATACGTTTGCAACTAAATTAGTTTTATTTTGATATAATGTATCGCATACTTCGATTATATGATCAACGTCTACAAACTCGTGGTGTACTGAAATTTCTACAGCATCGAACAGTTTAGAATTAGCCTTCCACCAATCCGGTTTTCTATATCCGTTAGTCGAAATTCGTATAACAACGTCATAGTTATTTTTTAAAAATGTACAGAACTTAACAATGTCTTTCCACAACGTAGGCTCGCCGCCGATCAAATATAATTCAAATTTGGTTTTCCCTGCCAGCTTATAGGTATCAAATAAATGAGATATATTTTTTATTGACAGATCGGTGTCAGGCCACGGATGGTCACCTGTGTTACTACCCGGAAAGCAATATGAGCATTTATAATTACAAAGATTCCCTAACATATACTCTATCGTTAGTACATTAGGATCTCTACCCTCTATTACCTGTGTTAACATTATTTTATAAATCCTAGTTCAGGAAACACATTAGAAAATGTTGTGTTTCTTGTGCTATCTAATTTTTCAATGTATTCTTGTAATGCCGGAATTAAATTACTAGTGTCTTCTGAATTCATAAAATCTAAAACAGCCTGCCACCGTTTCCAACCATAGGGGTTATCTTTCCAGTAATCTTTATCTTGTCTATAATTCTCGTACAACCAAGTGGCCAGCTCAGCAAATGACTGTCTAACTATTTCTTTGTCTACTTCTGGCAAACATTTAATACTAAGGAATGTGGGAATATATAAAAGGTGCATGTTGATTATGCCGCCTCCTGCTTGTACCCCACCTGTTATATTTTCAAAATTTACTTTCTTAAAATTCTGTTTAACTTTCCATTTAGCGAGCTCGGGAAGGTGTTTGATGTTTAGTATCTGTATAGCAGTGGCAATACTAACTTGTATGTTGTCAGGAGTGTTGTCTAGTTTGTGAAGATTACGTTCGATAGTAGCCCAATCACTAGGATAGCGTATGTACCAATTACGGTCGCCGACAGCATCGATGCTGAACCCCACTTTAACTTTTTTGAATTTTTTCCACAGTTCAATAATTTCGTCATTTACTAATAGCCCGTTTGTGTTGTAACGTACAAGAATTTTGTCTGCGTAGCCCTGGCGTATGATTTCTTCTAAGAATGTTTTATGCTCTTTAATCAACAACGGTTCACCACCGGCAAAATATACCTGTTTGAGGTTGGGAATCTGTGCATACATCTCTTTCCAGAAGTCTGGATTCTCATGCCACTTGTTGTTAAAAGACTTTTTATCCCAATCCATTTGTTTCTTTAATTCAATGTGTTTAAATGATGGGTATATCTTTTTATGATCTGCGACCCATAGACTGCTGTCATGGGGGCTACACATAACACATTTGAGATTACACGTATGCCCTAATCGCAGATCCAAATAGACAAGATTGTCAGGTACGGTACCATCTTCTTCAGTTTGTTTTATTAGTTCAGGGATATCAATTCCCTCTTGCTGCCATGTTCCTGTTTCCCATATGCGTTTGCTGACTACTCCTAGTTTCTCTTCTTGGAAACATTTAGTACAACTTGCAGGTATTTCACCGGCAAGCATGGTGGTACGCACTGACTTCATGTAGTCATTGTTCCATGCTGTCATAGGAGTTTCACGCCCAAAGTTTGCTGGTCGGCCACTTTCGTTCTTAACTAGTCCAATTTCGTGATCCACTCCTGCTCCGCTGCTATTAGAGTTGCAGCACAACCGCATATCTCCGTTAGGACGTGTGGCAAAGTGTATCCAAGGTAACACACAGAAACTAGCTGTTCCTGTTACATCTTCGAGTTGCCTTTGATATTTTCCTAACTGTGTATCGGCAGTGTTATACCACCAGTTATTAGTTGTCATTGTTTACCTATTATCATGTAACGTGTGTATAATGGCAGCACTAGTTCACCTGCCCATATCACATCTATATTACATTGTTGTTTAAATTCTTCTAAGTCTTTTGCTGTTCGAACATGTTCTGGAATATCATAATTGTTACTTTGCAACACTAATAACTGATTATCCTTACGTTTTGCCAACCATGTTTCATATTGCTCTTGTGTTATGTGTTCACAACTAGTGTTTATTACGATATCGACAAACGATATTAAATTGCACATGTCTCCAGTACTAGCTTGAAATCTACCTTCTATCTCTTCACCTTTATTCATCATAGTAGCAATGGGCTCGCACATAGGATCAATATCCAGGCTGTAAATGCGTTTAATAGGGATGCTACTTTGAAACAACATACTAGCCAATACACCAACCCATCCACCATGTATTTCTATACTAGAAGCACTGTGTACATGTTTGCTTAGATTGTTGATTAACCATTCTTTACTTTTTAGTTGTCCGCTCCAAAAGGCATCCATGGTTCGCATAGGATCTGGGCTTTGGCGGATGGCCTGCATCCAATAGTGTAGATGTTCTGTATCAACTAACAAATTGAGCTCCCAACTTGTCAAACTTTCCGCATTGTTTACTACATTCTATCAATGGCTTGCTGTCCCATAAGTCTTCTATGGTCTCGAAATATCCCGAATCGAATATCTCTTTCATGGTATTTTTATTTAGATTGGGGAATACTCCCACGGAATCCATGTAATCGATTCTGTTGTCCTGATTGGTCAACTGCCATGAAAAGTCTAACCAACAGCAAGGACTAACTGTACCATCCGCCGCAACATAGATCTGTTTATATTTTTGAGCCTTGCATTGTATTTCTGAAGGACCCATCGACTGTACATTTGCAGTTAGTGTTTTACTAACTTCTGTAGGATATAAAATATTAACGGTCTTACCGGATTCGTCTAATACATTAAACTTGCCATCTTTAAATCTGCTAGTGTGTTTAGTTGTAAATTTTTTAAATTTCATGTCATTACTTATTTTTTGACATTCTGCTATTTGATGTTCGTTGTGCTTAAAGACCAGCATGTGCCATTCGGCCTCGCCGCCTGCTTGGATAAATTCCCACGCATTTTTTATAATCTTGTGCCAGTCGGTGCCGACCCGATACAATTTGTGTGTGTCTTCTAGTCCATCTATGCCAAATGTAACTTTAACTTTGTGTTTGGCTAGGTCTTTCCACCAGTGAACATCTCTAGCACTACCGTTGGTATGCATACTTAACCGTATATCGGGATTGATTTCTCTCAAGTATTGAAACACTTCTAAACAATCTTGTGCTATGATAGGATCTCCCAAGTTGCCGCACATGAATAGACTATCAAGTTGTTGGATAACTTCAATTGGAAACCACTCTTTAAATTGTTCTAGCGTTATTTCATTTAGATGCATCAATGGGTTTAATACACCTCCATTGATTCGTCGTGGGCACATAGGGCATCGTGCTTGACACTTGCTGGTTAATTCTAGATGTATGTCTCTGATATCTTCTAATTTATACATTTTGGTATCTTACTATCTGCCGAACTCACACAGCTAGGAGTAATGCAGCGTTGAGGAGTCTTGAATAACTCAAATTTTTCTAAAGTTCCTAACGGCACATCGTGACAACTATAACTTCTCTTGACCTCATTACCTCTTATTATAACACTTTGATACCCACTATTGCAACTCCACCCTTGGAATTTATTGAAACCGAAAGCATTAAATCGTTCTGCTTGATCAAAAAGATATTCTTGACCTGTGTGATCGTACAGAGCAATTTGATAAACTTCTTCACCTTGTGATGTTTGAGGAAATCCCGTTTGTAATAGGCCGACCATT